ATAAGGGCGGTGAAGATATAGGTAAAAAACTATGGAAAAAACACCAAGATGATGAATATACACATGTAAATAATTATAAAGAGGCTATTTGTCTAAATTGTTTCACAAAAGATGCCGCGGCAGCTACAATAGCTATGATTTGTGGTGAATGTGCTGGTAAAAGAGGTAGAGAACCGTTACTTGCAAAGATATCTGAAAAATATTATGGACTTTGTTTGTTTTGTGGAGAACATAAATTTCATTTGGAAGAAATTAATGCAAGATTTTGTCATCCATGTCATAGAAAGATAGCAAATATCACAAAAGATTATAATAAAAAGGGTGGAGCATTTGGTACAGATCCATTTTGGTTAAGAATGAGAAAAATTCATGGAAAAGACTGGAAAATAATTATGTCTGGTGAAAATGGGCGTAAAGTTTAATCTTTTTTAAGAATTAAATCAATTTTATTCATATCTAAATTATAAAATTTATGTGTCCAGTCAATCTTGGTTTTATTTTTAGGTCTATCTCCCCAAAATCTTCCAGCCTTAAAGAATTGACCTGATTTACCTATCCATTTAGGGAAAAATGTTATTTTATCATCTTTAGGATCAAATTCAACATCATCAAACTCAACTAAACGTTCTTCACCATTTAAATATTTTTTAATATTGTTTGATTGATACATGGCAATACTTCTTGATACATCTGGTCTATCAAAAAACTTTTCACAGTCAAGAACTACCATTATTTTATCATCTGGTTTAATTATCATGTCCAAACATTTCAAAGATGCAGGATTAACTTCACGTTTACCATCAACCCTGTCTTTATTTTTTGAAAGGTATTCATCTAAACCTGAATAAATATGTATACTAGTACCCATAGATATATTAATACATCTTTATTAATAAACCTTTTTATTATATAATATGGTTACAGAAGACGATGAAATAGAGGTAGAGGAGTGTGATTGTGGCTCTAAAAAGTATGGATATTATGCAAATAATGGTATGATATTTATATGTTTTAAATGTGGTAAATTTTATAGTGATGATATGCCTGAAAGCATATTAAGAGCATTTACAGAAGATCCTAATATATTACTTGCATTAATAAAAACTGACCATTTTAAACGAATACAAGACTTAACTGATGAGTAAAATTATATACTAGAATCAATTAAATACAATCATGGTAGAAATAATAAAAGTATTATTTGAAGAGATTATAATATGTATGGCTTTAGGTGGAGGAGGGCTATTAATTGGATTTTTTAGAAAATTATACAAAACCCAGAGTGATTTATGTTCAAAAGTAACAACATTACAACAGGCATTACTACTATTAAGCACAGCACTAGATAATCAAACAAAAAGAATTCATGGTGAACAGGTGGGTGAAGTGGATTTATCTGAATTAGTGCGTAGTCTTATAAGCAGAAAAGAGTAAACTATATAATATACAAAAAATTGCACATTATATGGTAGAACCATTATTAGTAGTTGTATTGGCAACAGTTACTGGTGCAGTATTAAACACCATTAGGGGATTTCTAGGATCTGACGAAAGTTATGATATTAAAAAATTCTTCGGTGCAGTTATTGTTTCAGGATTTGCTGGTATCGCTATAGCCCAAACAATCGGTTTATCAGGAATAGACACATTAGGTCTAGGATTGATAGGTTTAACTGCTGGATTCTCAGTTGATTATGCAGTTTCTAAAGCAAAAAAATTAACCGAATAAGGATAATATACTAGATATTATACCCCTTTATTTTTTTTATCTAACTTTAAATACTTGTTATTTCATATCATATATAATGACAGATGAAATGATTACTAAGACTATTACTAAATCAATGACAGTATTGGATCATACAGATGACAGATTCTTTGAAGGTTATCTTACAGTTGTAATGAAAGACAGACAGGGTGAGATAACAGTAGTTGATGAATTATACAAATGTCTTCCGATATGGATGGATAGAGGTGCTCCTATTACAGATACCCATTCCAATAGAGTTGTAGGTAAAGGTATTAATTTTATGAAAACAACATTTGAATCAGAAGGTGTAACATACCCAGCAATTAAAATAACTGGTAAAATACACAAAAATTATGAATTAGATGCATCAATTTGGGAAAAGATTAAATCAGGAGAATACAAAGGATTATCTTTTGGAGGTGCTACAAAAACAGATAGATCACCAAAAGTAATGAAAGATGGAAGTATAGCATATGAATTAAAAGATTTAGAACATTATGAAGTTGCAGTATGTAGAGATCCAGCAGTACCATTGGCATTAATTACAGATTATAATCCACTTGCAAAAGCAATTACAAACGGTGAAGAATTACCAGATGGTAAAATGAAAATTAAATGTGACAAGTTTGGATGTTATGTAAAACAACCAAAATTAAAGAAAAAAGGTGATGATTTTTCTAACGCAGACTTACAAACAGCATCATCAACTCAAGATATAGACTCTGGTGGTATGGGTAAGATAGGAAAACCAACTAAATTAGACGGTGGTTTACCAGACTTAAAAGCACCAAAATTAAATAAAAATGATCCAATAGGTAACAGTGCTGGTACTGGTGTTAGAGGTCTAGGTGATTTTGAAACAGCAAATCAGAAATCTCCAGAAGATCAAACAGGTCAAGTAACAATAGTACATGATAAAAATAAAATTGTAAATGAAATACTAACTAATGCAAGAGAATTGGTAGGTGCTACTATTGATACAGTTGAAAGTCCTGATACAGTAGAACCTGAAATAGCAGATAAAACAATGACTTATAGAGATACACCTGCAAACGTAGAAATGAAATATCCAGAAGAAGGTGAAGAAGTATGGGACTCAAAACAACAAAAACAAACTAAGGAAGATAAAACACCAAAAAGAACTAATCAATTAGAAAGCAAGTCTGGATATGAGACAAATCAGCATAATATCAAATTAGGCGAAGAATCTATACCAAAAAAACTAGATAAAGAAATAGCATAAATCTTTATATACCTCATAATTTTAATATTATATAACAACATGGTCGAAGAAATTAATTCTGAAACACAAGTGGAAACTGTCCAAAAGACAGATACACTAGTTGAAACGGAAAAATCTTTCCAACAAACTGTTAAATCAGGCATTGATACACTAACTGAGGTCGTACAGTCTATTGCAGAATCCCAACTTGCTTCAACAGAAGCAATTACAGGACTTGCAAATAGAGTGAAAGCCTTAGAAACCCCAACTGATCTACCACTATCCCCAAAAGGAACAGTGGCTGGTGATGATGTAGGTGCTAAAGTTACTGTACCAGATACATATCAATCCAATTCTGTGCAAGCAGGATTAGATGATGATAGATCTGGTGACAAAAAACCAGCATCCGACAAGGGTGGTTTGAAAATGCAACAAAAATCCGAACACACATTCACAACCGAAACACCAAGACCAAATGCAGCTTTAGAAACTGTTGATAAATCTATTCAAAGAGATTCTTCACAAATTCTACAAGATGCAAGAGCTGGTGGATATGAAGGTTTAAGTAATGTTGCAAAAGGAATTTTGAGTGGAAAGTATTATACACCTTCACCAGACGAAGTAGGGGTTTATTAAAATGGTTCAAGTACGAACAATCGATGAACTAGAAGCTCTCTATTATGGACACAACAGAAATCTCTTGAGAAAAGCAGATGCACCAGTAACTACATCAACTGCTGGTACGTTTAACGCTATCTTCGGTGCTTACGCATGGGCTCAACTCAACCTTGAGGCTAATGCATTTGGTATTTTGCCAAAGTACCCTTGGGATAAATCTGGTTGGCGTGTTATTACAGCAAAACCAACTCTAAATACCAACTCAGGCAATACTGCCCTAGGTGGTACAGCAGAAGGTGGAACTATCGCTGAAACTATTAAGCCAACTATCCAAGAACTAGATGTTAGACCAAAGACAGCTCAGTTGCCTTTCTCAGCATCAGAAGTTATGGAATGGTTAGCAACACATAGTAAAGACGATATTTGGGGTGGCTTAGGTAGTCTCCGACTGTATATGGCAGTTCAACACAAAGAGTTCTTAAATAGAATGCTTTTAGCAGATGT